GGGCATAAGCGTTGCCCCAAATAAGCAGGTGGCTCATCAGCGTCTCCCGGAATACAAAGGAAGTCATTTCACTGTTTGGCTCATCGTGGAGGATATGATAGAGCGGATGGTCAAACACCCGCTCCTTGCCGCCACCCTCCTTATATTTGTAAATGTGCAGCGGTAAGGAAGCGATGGCTTCTGACAGGATGCGGACACAAGCATAGACCGCCGTGGTCTGCATCGCTGTAAATTCATTTACCCGCTTGCCGCTGGTGGTAGGGCCAAACAGGAAGGTGAGATCATTGCCCGTATAGGTGTCCACAGGCTTGTCTCTTGCTTTGATAAATTTAGAGAAAATGGGTATATTCATTGGCTGTACCTCCCATCATTCAGATTATGTTTTTTTTAGAAAGCGATGATACCGCGCTCATCATATACACTGGAGGTTTCGCCTCCATTGCGGATACAGCGGTCAAGCCCCATGATGAGCGCTACAATTCCGTCTATCTTTTCGACAGAACGCTCTTTGTCGGGTTTGATATTCCCGGCTGGGTCCTGCCGCATGACTACGTTCTGTGCCATCCATTTAAGAACTGGATTGCCGCCGTGGAGGATGTTCCCTTCCATCAGCAACTTGTAGAGTTCTTTGGACGGCGGGGACATATCCTTAAAGCCCTGCCCGAAAGGAACCATTGTGAAACCTTCGTCCTCAAGGTTCTGCACCATTTGGGTAGCATTCCAACGGTCATAGGCAATTTCCTTGATGTGGTATTTTGTGCCCAAGTCCTCGATGAACCGTTCTATAAAACCGTAGTGAATCACATTACCCTCTGTAGTTTTGATAAATCCCTGCCGCTCCCAGACATCGTAAAGCACATGGTCGCGGCGGCAACGCAGCTCCAATGTTTCCTCTGGCAGCCAGAAAAATGGGAGTACGATGTATTTCTCATTCTCTGAGTGCGGTGGAAACACCAAAACAAAAGCCGTGATGTCCGAGGTACTGGATAAGTCCAGACCTGCATAACAGGCACGGCCAGCCAAAGAAGCAACATCAATGGGAGCGCTGCCCTTGTCGTAAATATGCTCTGGAATCCAGACCACAGTGGAATTCGTCCACATATTTAATCGAAGCTGTTTAAATACATTTTCTTCAGCGGGATTATCCAGTGCGTTTTGGCAGGCTTCCCGGACACGCTCAATTTTAATGGTGTGTCCCAAGGAGGGGTTCGCCTTATACCAATTGGCCTCGTCATTCCAGTCATCTCCTTCCTCAAGCCCGTATACTACTGGATAGAACGTGCTGTCCGCTTTCCTGCCCGCCATAATATCCAGAGCCTTTGTATGCAGTTCGTAACAAATGCTCTGTTTATCTGTCCCCGCTGTGGTAATGATAAAGAAGAGGGGCTGTTCCCTGGCATCGCCGGAGCCCTTGGTTAGGACATCGTACAGCTTACGGTTTGGCTGGGCGTGTATTTCGTCAAACACCAGCCCGGATACGTTCAGCCCGTGTTTGGTGCCAGTTTCAGCGGAAAGTACCTGGTAAAACCCGGCATTGCTGTAATTGACGATACGCTTGGTGGCGGCGGTGATTTTTGAGCGTTTCATCAACGCTGGATTCATCATCACCATCTGCTTTGCCACATCGAACACAATGGATGCCTGGTTTCTATCACAGGCTGCGCCGTACACTTCGGCGCTGGCTTCATTATCTGCATACAAGAGATACAGGGCGATGGCTGCCGCCAGTTCAGATTTGCCCTGTTTCTTGGGAATTTCAACATAAGCGGTGAGGAACTGCCGTTTCCCATCCTCACGGACGATACCGAAAATATCCCTCACGATCTGCTCCTGCCAGGGAAGAAGCAGAAACTTTTTCCCGGCCCACTTGCCTTTGGTGTGGCAGAGATTCTGAATGAACTTCACAGCCCGGTCGGCTTTTGGCTTTTCATAGTGCGATGTGGGGAGCATGAATCTGGAAGGTGTGTATTCAAAAGGCATTACTCATCACCTCCCAGAAGTGCTTCCATCTCATCCGTTGGATCAGCCGATCCGTCTCCACCCACGATCCTGCTCCGTGCAGAGGGTGTCAGGCCGAACTGCTCACAAAACTTCAGCATGATTTTCAGGTTGGTCTGGGCGATGGAAACCTGTGGTACCTGCTGCAGATACCCATTCGGGGTGCGCACCATTGTTCCATGCTGCGTGATAAACTCTTCCGCTTCTTTCCACCTTGCATACGCCTGGCAGTAGCCAGCGAATGCCGCCATATCCATTTCCGTCAGCAGCCCCAGCTGTTCCAGAACCTTGCCCATCCGCTTCCATTCTTTCTTGGCTTCATCCTCCAGCCAAGCCGGACAGCGGGGAGCCCTTTTCGCAGGCTTCGGCTCATTAGGGTTCAGCGGTCTGCCACCCGGATTTCCTTCCAACACTTTCAGTGCCGTAGGCTTCGGTTTTCTTCCTCGCTGTGCCATCCAGCCCACCTCCTCTCACAAAAAATGACAACAAAAAAGACTCTGTAATAGAGCCTTGAAATATCTGTATACGAGAAACAGCCCCACAAGTGGGCTGTTCTGCGTTTCTTTTAATTACTGCTGCAATGCCCAGGCAATGGCGTGACCATCATCATCAAATTCGACCTCGCTTGCCGCCCGTAGTCCAATGGTGCCTTCGCACGTATGGTCATCCGTAAGGAACTCGTATGTTGCGCCGAAGTAGCAGGGTTTGTTAAGCCCACTATAGTAGTGTCCTGCAATGACTACTTTATCGCCAAAGGTCAGCAGCTTGCTCCAGCGGCATTCCAAACTCTCTGGAGTAGTGGGGTTTGGAAGTCTGTAGGTTTTCATTGCTTCGTTGATTTTCATTGGTGTGTACCTCCGTTTTATGTGTTTTCCCTTTCGGTAGTAGCATATTACCTCTAAAGCACACATATATCCAGGGCTATCTGCACCATATAGCGCACAAAGATAGCCACTGGAATATGTGTATTTCAAAGCGCTTTGCTGCCATAGGGAAAGGTCACATTTCACCAGTCAAAATGAACCGTACATACGCATCCTTGTCTTCTTCAATGAAAATCACCAGTTCGTAGAAGTTCATCTCATTGGCGATGTTCTGTACCATGTTAAGGTCGAACATATTAGTCCTTCCAGTGGCTCTGACCGCCAAGATCTGGTCACGCAC